TTGAAGGCAAAGTTGAAGAGCTGTTTGATTCAACCATTAGCACTAATGATTACGACCCTGATGAGTGGGTGCGTGAATGTGATATTGCTGACCGTGTGCGTGATCTACGCTTTACGGTAACTGCTGAAGTTGAAGTAGAGTAATGGCTACTTACAGTGATATCAGAAGTAGTGTCAGCTACTTTATAAACCTCGACAAACGACAGTTCAGTCTTGAGCGAGGTGAAAATGCAAATTATGGGGATGACCGCGTAAGCGGTCAACTCGCCTATACTTTAGCTTCAGTCTGTTTCCGCAGCCCTGAAGCTCGTTCTGTTTTAGAAAGTATGATAGCTACCCGCGCCAGAGAGGTAGCCATAGCCGAAGAAAGGACTAAGAAAAATGGCCGATCCAGAAAACTATAAATCTATATCGCTTGACCTTGATACCTATAACCTGTTGAAAACTGTGGCAGAAGCTGAGTGCCGCAGTATCGGTATGCAAGTACGTTGGATGATTAAGCAAGGGATGGTAAACCCTCCTAGTCCTATTGTGAGTGCGATGCCTACTACTCCCGCTACTGTTAAAGCGGTGAGGGTTAAACCTCGTGGTAAGATATTTACTAATAGTGGGACTGCACAGATACTCGTGCGGTTTTACGAAACGAATGCTACTCTATCTGTCGCCGACTTCAGGGATCTTGATCTAATAGATATCTATAAAACCCTCTGTAATATTGAGCAAAAAGGTGAGCTAAAAAGGGTGGGTCACGCTAAACCTGGACTCTGGTATATTACTCCAGCTGGAGTAGCTAAAGCGAGGGAAATAATAAGGCGTCGTACCCAAGATGAGGCTGCTGAAAAAATGTACGCTCATGCTATCAAATAAGTATGGTCATTCTTGAGATCTATGGTAGGATTACTTAACTCATTAAGAGTTTCCTCCCTTAGAGTATGTACTAACCCCCAATCAGTAATGGTTGGGGGTCTTTTTACCATTAAACAGGGTTCATGACCCAAAAAAGACGCCGCTCAGACCCCGCTCGATCGTCTCAAAGGCAGTGGGTGGTAGGGTAGTAACCCCCTAAAAAAGTGACTTTGCTATATAGGGGGGAAAGATGGATGGGAGTAAATTTGTTTTTTATGATTTGATAATATACAATATCTCACTATACACATATCTTCAATGAGTTATGCAAGGTTGATGGTTCAATAAACAATATCTCAAGTAAAGTATTTCCGTCCGCGCGGTGTAATCTGCGATAAATTTAAATTTAACAAAATTCAATTTTGGTCCTATTATGCAAAGTGTCCCATCATGTAGGAGGAGAAGACCCACATGGCTCTAGCAAAAGCGACACATAAGCCAACTCTCGATATCGTCGCAAATCCGCGTAAAGAAAAATCCATCACACCAAAACAAGAGGAATTTGCACGACTCTATGTCTGTGAGGATATTTCACAAACTGAGGCGGCTGTCCGTGCTGGATATTCTGTGAAATCAGCCCATGCTATTGCATCACAACTATTAAATGGGCAGAGATACCCCCATGTAGTTGAGAGGATCCGTGAGTTAAAGCAGGAGTTAGCTCGTAAGTATGAGGTCAGCTTTGAGGGTCACGTCAAAAAACTTGCTGAGATCCGTGATGCTGCGATGACGGGAGGAAATTTTGCTGCTGCTGTCGCTGCTGAAAAATCACGAGGCCAAGCTGCTGGAATCTATATTGATCGTAAAGAAATCCTTCATGGTAAAATTGATCAGATGAACCGTGATGAGGTGATGCGAGAAATAAAAAGGATACAAGAAGAGTTTCCTGCTTTGGCTGTCGTCACCGAGGGTAATATGATGATTGATCATGACGAAGGTGATAATTAAAGAGTTATCATTTACTGTCCTTTGTTTTACTATAAAACTATAGCAAACTCGCAGAAAGGAGCGTCCGCTATGATTAAACCAAAACCCGAAATGTATCAGTTCAATGATGGTAAATCTCAAACCATACTGGACTTTTCCCGCGTCAACGAAGCATGGCTTGTCTGGCGTCAGGATCCCGGAAGTCAGGGTAATGTAAAAATCCACCCTAGTTATGATGAGGCCAAGCGCGATTACGACAACCGCGTGGATGCTATACAGGAGATGGAAGCTCTTAACGCCGAAGACTTTGACCAAGACAGCTACGACGAATCTGACGAAGCTATCTGGAACAACGAGGCAGCACTTGAGCAGGGGAGGTTCCAATGACACAGTTGTACGAGTGGACTAAAAAGCTCGGCCAGCAGCATTGGCAGATACCCAACGAGCCGACTACCCTGTGCGGTATGCCGATGCTCGGTAATAACTATGCCCGAGTGTACGACCAAGAGGATAAAACCCCTTGTCCAAAGTGTGCTCATGAAGCGCAGTTGTATCGGTTAGATGAGTCAGCTTGATTACATAGTACAGGATACCCAGACGGGCAAAAAGTTCGTCTGGGGTTTACGTCGTGTACTGAAAGAAATCAATCGGGACAGGTCAGAGGATTGGACGAACTACAATAAGACCGACTGGACAGAAGGATGGAGTCAGTGGGTTGATGGTTATAAGATAGTTGGCTTTAAGATAAGGAGTTAGAGAGTGAGTAAGCCAGAGTCCACGCTGTGGAAAAATCTACGTGAGGGAACCAAGGAGCTAGGCGTGTTTTGGACACGTCTAGAGTCTTGGTCTAGTCCTGGAGTACCTGACTTGCACGGTATACTTGATGGTCATGCTTTTTGGCTTGAACTTAAAGTCCACAGGTTAAACTCGTTAAATAAAATTGCGCTGCGTCCCCACCAAATTGCTTGGCAGATAAGATATAGCAGATATTTAGGAAACGTCTGGAACTTGGTTGGTCATCCTTCCTCCCGAACTATAAATATATTTCATGGTTCGAGAGCCATGGAGCTGACAGAAAAGAGGACAAAAGATGATCCCTTGATCCCTGACTGGAGTTCGGGGACTCCTTACGATTGGGCGGGTGCCATCAATCATATTCTATCATCATCTCGTCCCATCATAAAGGAGGAAGAGCTCTAGTTTCGTCATCAATCATCCTCGGTCTAGAGTCAACTCATCAATCTTCATCAATCATTTTCCGTTGACGATGATTGATGATGACAGAGATATTTAAAGATAATTATTGACTTGTCAATAATTATCTAACGTGCTACTCTAACATCATAAGCAATGGTGCTTATTGAAGATCGTAGAAAGGATCTCATTATGACTGTTAAATCTGTAAAAAAATCCACTGCAAAATCCGTCGTTAAGTCTGCCGAGCTGCTCGTCACTGACCGTGAGCTTGAGTACAACGAGATTTGGTCGTTTATCCAGGAGCATGCTGGTGGCAATGAGGCTAACGTCAAAATCGTGCCTCTTGACAATGTTGACTTGGCAAGCGCAACACCTGTCCCGTTTGGCTATGGTGGCAAGACAGGAGGCGTTCGTCAGGTTATACAGGACTGGATGCTTAAAGGCGTTGACGGTGACTTGTCGCTAAAAGCTGTTCTCAATAAAGCAGCACCGTTAGGACACTCTCGTAAAAAGCCTGTCTGCTTACATGCTTTGATGCACGGAGGATACAGCCCGTCCAGCAAATACTGGATGACACCATTCGTCAAACTTGTAGTCCAAGGCTAACATAGAGGGGGACGTCGCAAGGCGTCCCTTTTACCGAGGACCCTTGCCTGAGGAAGAGGGATGATGATTCCCTTTCCTGAGGAAGACCTCATGTATAGGCATTAGTCTATACATATCAATCATCATCAATCTTAATCAAAATGGTCAGACGATTTTTGAGGATTTAACATTTTAAAAAGAGTATGGTCACGAAAACTCGTTGGCGGCACGTTGTAAAAAACAACAGCAAAGGAGCTAAGATGTGGATATTGATATTTGCAATAATATTGCTAGGTTTTTACAGCCTGATAAATAAATAAAAATAAGTATTGTGCGTCCGTTTAAAATGTGCATAATGAAAATTGTAGCCGCTACTGGCTACCGCATTTAACCGTAGAAAGGGTTTATAAAATGCAAAACACTACTAAAGGTAAGGCCACCAAAAAGGCCACTACTACAACAGCCGTTGTAACAACCGCGCCTACATTGCAGCACACTGGCAATGAGTTGTCCTATGACGATGTATGGGCTTTTATTAATGGGCAAGCTGGCGGCAATCTACACAATGTGCAAGTTGTGCCGCTTGACAATGTTAAGCTAAATGACGCAAGCCCTGTGCCGTTTGGTTACAATGGCAAGTCTGGCGGTGTACGCCAAACAATACAAAACTGGTTGCTAATGGGCGTTAAGGGTAACAACAGCCTTGCCGCAATATTGGCAGCAGCCAAGCCGCTAGGTCATAGCAGCAAAAAACCTATTTGCTTACTTGCACTTTTAAATGGTGGCTACAGCCCCAGCAGTGCAGTATGGGGTACAGGGTACGTTAAGCTAATAGTGCAGCCCCAGCCAACTAAGTAGGGTACCCCCGCCCACTAACAGCCCCAGCAATGGGGCTGTTTTTTTGCGTCCCCCCTGAGAGCTCACCCTTGGCTATAGCTCGGTCTGTAGCCATGTTTTGGACAAATCGTGTGGTAATAAAAAATTTTCAAATATTGATTTTACTCGATCAAAAGCCGAGATCGCTACCCCCTGTTTTTGTAGAATCGTCATAGGTTCATTGCCCTAGAAAAATTTTCGATATATTTATAGAATATTCGCATTATTGAGGAACCATGGATAATGGACATTCAGTTTGTACCGGAAGAGCAATTAAAGAAGTACGCCCATTTATTAGACCGTGCAAAAGAGATAACCCAAGCGGAGGCGAGCCAACAGGATTTTATGGAGTATTGTAAAACGGTTTGGCCTGAATTTATAAATGGACGCCACCATAAAATAATGGCTGAGAAGTTTAACCGTATAGCTAGTGGAGAGTTAAAGCGGTTGATTGTGAATATGCCGCCGCGCCATACTAAAAGTGAGTTTGGCAGTTATTTATTGCCTAGTTGGTTGATGGGTAAAAACCCGAAGTTAAAGATAATGCAGACAACGCATACGGCTGAGTTGGCTTTTAGATTTGGCCGAAAGGTGCGTAATTTAATGAACTCTGCAGAGTATACTAAGGTTTTTCCTGGAGTAGAGTTACGAGCAGATAGCCAAGCGGCGGGTAGATGGGAGACAAGTAAGGGTGGAGAATATTTTGCGGCGGGAGTTGGTGGTGCGGTGACAGGCCGTGGTGCTGATTTGTTGATTATTGATGACCCACATTCCGAGCAAGATGCACTTAGTCCTACGGCATTAGAGCATGCTTATGAGTGGTATACATCAGGACCGCGTCAGCGTTTGCAGCCCGGAGGTGCGATTGTGATAATTATGACGCGCTGGGCAGATAATGATTTAACTGGCAAATTGATGAAGCAGCAGGGCAGAGATATACTGGCAGATAAATGGGAGGTAGTTGAGTTTCCGGCATTAATGCCAGAGAGTGAGGAACCCCTTTGGCCTGAGTTTTGGAAAAAGGAAGATTTGTTAAGTGTTAAGGGAAGTTTATCAGTTGGCAAGTGGGAAGCGCAATGGCAGCAGAACCCTACTGGCGATATGGCAGCGATACTTAAACGTGAGTGGTGGAATGTATGGGAAAAGGATGATATACCACCGTTAGAGTATGTGATGCAGAGTTATGATACGGCGTACAGTAAAAAAGAGAGTGCGGATTTTAGTGCGATAACCACATGGGGTGTTTTTTACCCAGAGGAGGGAGCACCACCAAACATTATTCTTTGTGATGCTAAACGTGGTAGATGGGATTTTCCTGATTTGCGTCGGCGAGCACTTGAGGAGTATAAATATTGGGAGCCAGAATGTGTACTTATTGAAGCAAAAGCGAGTGGCATGCCACTTACGCAGGAGTTACGCAATATGGGTATCCCTGTTATGAATTATACCCCGAGCAGAGGTAATGATAAATTTACAAGAGTAAACTCTATTGCGCCATTGTTTGAAAGTGGTTTAGTATGGACGCCAGATACTCGTTGGGCAGAAGAGGTTGTGGAAGAGTGTGCAGCATTCCCTGCTGGAGAGCATGATGATTATGTTGATACAGTAACACAGGCGTTACGTCGTTTTAGAGAGGGAGGCTTTATTCAACATCCAGAAGATTATGAGGATGAAGAAGCTGTACCTGTACAAAGGATCTATTACTAATGGCAGAAAACCCACGCCCAAGCAATATTGACCGTAGTTTACTACAGGCTCCTAATAATACATTTAGCGCATTAGAAGATGACCTTTTACAACAAGAGATAGAGGTTCTTACGGCAGATGAGCCTGATGAGGAAGATGGCGCGGAAGTTGTATTTGGTAAAGACCCGCAGCCTCTTGGTGAAGAGCCAGATGATTTTTATGATAATTTAGCAGAATTTTTAAGTGATGAAACTCAAGCTGATATTTCTAGTTATATTACCCAAGCGGTAGATGATGATAAAACTAGCCGTGATGAATGGGTAGAAACTTACACAAAAGGTTTAGAACTATTAGGTTTGAAGTATGAATCCCGTACTGAGCCGTTTGATGGTGCTACAGGTGTAATCCACCCGATACTAAATGAGGCAGTAACGCAGTTTCAGGCTGGTGCGTATAAAGAGATGTTGCCCAGTACAGGACCAGTCCGCGGAAATATTATTGGTGTATCAAATCCTGAGGTAGAAGCACAGGCTAAACGTGTGCAAGATTACATGAATTACCAAATCATGTATGAAATGGAAGAGTACGAGCCCGAGTTTGACCAAATGTTGTACTATTTGGGATTGAGTGGCAGTGCTTTTAAAAAGGTTTACCGCGATGATGTGTTAGGTAGACCAGTAAGTAAGTTTGTGCCAGCCGAAGATATCGTTGCACCTTATGAAGCTACCGATCTTGCTTCGGCAGAACGCATTACACATATCATAAAAATGTCAAAAAATGAGTTACGGAAGCTACAAGTTAACGGTTTTTACCGTGATTTAGAAATACCTGATGAATCAGACCCCGAAGCTGATGAAGTTAGGAAGGCTTATGATGAAATATCGGGTCGTGAAGCTGCTGGTGATAGTGAAGAAGTAACTTTATATGAATGTCACTGCTATTTAGACCTTGAAGAATACCCAGATGTAAATGAAAATAATGATGAAACAGGGATAAAGTTACCTTATATAGCTACAATTAGTGCAGATACTGAAAAAGTATTGTCTGTACGCAGGAATTTTGCTCAAAACGACCCTATGAAAAAGAAAATTGGTCATTTTGTGCAGTATAAATTTACTCCGGGATTAGGTTTTTACGGTTTTGGACTAATTCATCTGCTTGGCAACCTGAGTAGAACAGCTACGGCTAATTTACGGCAGCTTATTGACTCTGGAACGCTGAGTAATATGCCAGCAGGATTTAAAGCTCGTGGTTTACGGATAGCGGATGAGCAAACACCGATTCATCCAGGAGAATTTAGGGATATTGACATTCCTGGAGGTGATATACGGACTAGTTTGATGGCTTTGCCGTATAAAGAGCCTTCTGGCACGTTGTTTCAACTGATGGGTTTTGTAATTGAGTCTGCACAAAGGTTTATTGGTACTACTGATATAGGTGTGGGTGATGGTAGGCAGGAGATGCCTGTCGGCACGACTATAGCTTTGTTGGAACGTGGTGCAAAAATCATCAGTGCTGTGCATAAACGGTTACATTCTAGCCTAAAACAAGAATTAAAGATGCTTGGTAGGTTGTTTGCTGAAGATCCGACACCTTACCCTTACGAAGTTGGGGCAGACCAACAGATAAAAACATCTGATTTTGATAATAGAGTAGATATTATCCCTGTTAGTGACCCAAATATTTTCAGTATGTCACAAAGGGTAGTTTTGGCTCAAGAACAATTAAAATTAGCTACAGCAGCACCAGAAATGCACAATTTGCGTGAGGCTTACCGCAGAGTTTATGAAGCATTAGGTGTAGATAATGTAGAACAAGTTTTAAAACCAGAGCCACAACCACAACCGATGGATCCTGCTACTGAAAACCAGTTTGCTAGTCAGGCGGCTGGTGGTCAGGGTAAAATGCAAGCCTTCCCAGATCAAGACCACGATGCTCATATATCTGTGCATTTAGCTTATATGCAGAGTCGTGTGGCACAAATGCAGCCACCAATTTTGTTGACGTTAGAAAAACATATTTATGAGCATATTGGTATGAAAGCTCAGGTTCAGTTCCAACAACAAATGCAACAAGATCCTAACATGCAACAGTTGCCGCCTGAAGCTCAGGCTTCTACAATAGCTAGAATACAGGCACAGTTGATGGCAGAGTACCAACAGCAGCAACCACCAGCACCACCAAGTGACCCTCTGGTAGAAATTAAAAAGCAAGAGTTGGCGTTACGCGAACGTGAGATGCAAATGGATCAACAAATGGATCAACAAAAGTTACAGATTGATTCACAGGCTAAACAAGAAAATGCTGATATTGCTCGTGAGCGCATAGCTTCTACTGAGGATATTGCTAATATGAGAGCACAAATTGCTTTACAACGCCAAAGAGGTGGGTGATGGGTAGACAAGACGGTCCCGGAAGTGAAAGTGGCGGCAACGTCGGTTACGGAGGCGGCGGCTCTTTTGGCGGGGGTATGGATGAAGGCCAAAGCAGTGTAACAGCCGATACTTATAGCGGCGGCGGTGGTAGAGACCGAGGTGGCTCGGGTGTAGGTAGACAAGACAGCCCTTTTAGCGAAAGTGGCGGCAATGTTGGGTATCGTGCAACAAATAGAGCCACAGGTCCTGGAGCTGATCAATACAATGCCCAACAAAATTTATTAGATGCAATTAAACAAGATATTGCATCAGGCGTAAATGTGCGTGGTAGGGGGTATCAGACTAACTTAGCAGACCGTATTTTGGGTGGAAAGTTTGGTAGTCCTCAAAATTTCGGTATAACTAGCCCTACTATTGGGGATAGAGCATTGTCTGCTTTGGGGTATGATAAGAGTAAATCCCTTATGGCAAATGTAAAAGCAGCAGCTATTCCAGGACAAAAAACCCCATTAGGTGCTTTATCTTTAGTTCCTACTATTATGGGTGCTAACCCACAATTAAGAGCTGCTATAAGTATTGGTAATTTTTTAGCTGGTCAACAAATGAGTAAAGACCAAAAACCCGAGCAAGAAAAATCTATAATGGAAAAAACTTTTGGCGGCACAGGTGTGGGTAGACAAGACAGCACTTTGGATTTTACCCCCTCAGCACCCCCAACTGCACCATCTCTGCCGCAATCTACACAAAATGCGTTAGATGCGGTGCAGGGTATGATAGATTTAGGTCCTTATGATCAACGTGATACAGGTTTTACCTCTAGTAGTAATACAGCCGCCACTCCTGCAGGACAGTTTCTACAAAGTTATGTTCCCTCACAATTACCCCAAGGAACTCAAGTCGCTGGAAATATTTTTGGTGCGCTGACTGGTCAGATACAACAGCTTACACCAAGTTTAGCAAAAAGAGGTAATGTCTATACAAGCAATCCTGTTGGCACGTCCCGAAACAGGGCTTCATCTGGCTTTGATACCACTACATTTGATGAGGCGTTAGAAAACGCAAAAAATTCTGCTGCGGCACTTAAACAAGGTATTTCTAGCCTTAACCCTTTTAATTAGGAGAAAATTATGTCTAAAGATAGAATTGCACAACTTAGGGATTTGCTTGAAGAGGCACGAGATAAAGGTGATGATGATAAAATTAAAGAAATAGAAACTGAAATGTTCCAAGTTTCTGGTTACAATCCTAAAAGCAGAAGTAAAAATGCTAAAGGTGGTTTTCCTGATTTAACAGGTGATGGTAAAGTAACTCGTAAAGATATCTTAAAAGGCCGTGGTGTAGAACTGTCAGGTGGTGGTGCAGCTTTAATGGATGCGACTAGCGATAAAGCACCTAATAGCGGTGTTTCTCGTGGTGGTGGTGCAGCTTTGCGAGGTATAAAATTTAAGGGTGTGCGATAATTATGCCACAGAAAAAACTTCAAAAAGATAGTGCTTATTCACATATAGACACAAATAACGATAATATTTTATGTGATGATGAAATTGCTATGGCTCTGGAGTTTAAGCGCAGAGAGCTAGAAGATGCTGATGCACGTCGCGACAGTATGCGTTATATGACGTGGTTTGCTTTATTTGGAACTCTTAATTATCCCGCCGCCATATTAATAACATCTATGCTCGGTTATGATAACGCAGCAAAAATGATTACTGATATCGCGCCCACTTATTTTGTTGCCAATAGCGCATTAGTTGCAGCTTATTTTGGAGCAAATGCTTACGCGGATAAAAAATCTAAAGAATGATTTTAGTTCATCACACACAAGAAATTTTGTATATTTTAGTGATTAGTATGTGGGGGCATACAGGTACGAATTGGGAGTATATCGGCAACCAAATTGCTTTGCAGCAACCTATGACGCAATCTCAATGTGAGTATCTTATTCATAAGGATATGTGGGTAACTTCTTACGATAACAAATATTATCAACTAAGAGCGCATTGTTTTCCAGAAAATTGTGCTGGAAAGGAAAGCTGTGATTAACGATGGCTACCAAGTTAAATGAGAACACCGAACTATCAATGCCTATCCGCAATCTTATGGCTATGGTCGTGGGGGCGGCTATAGGAACATGGGCGTATTTTGGGATTATTGAACGCCTTAATACTATGGAAAATAAAATTATTTTGATTGAAGCAGATCTTGGTCAAAACACAGAGTTTCGTATTAAGTGGCCTAGAGGTGAAGCTGGTTCGTTGCCAGCAGATAGCGAACAGTTTATGCTCATTGAACATTTGTCAGAGCAGCTCGCTAAACTACAAGAACAAATAGATGAAGGTCGCGCACCACACGACCAACAACAAAAATTAACTTTGGATTTCTACGAAAAAAGGCTAACAAATATTGAAGAACAGATAGAAAAGATGCGAAATGGAAGTAATTAAAACAATTACGTTGATACTGTACATGAGCGGGGATGTTGCTGAACATACAGCATTTCAACAGATATCAAAATGTTTAAAAGCAAAGCGCACCATTGAGCGAAATCTGTATAAAAAATCAACTGCTGTGCGGTACGCTTGTGAAAATAAAGTTGTTGAGGTATCGAAAAATACAGACGGTACAAATTATATCGTAAGGATAGTGGAATGATACAAGCACTTATAGGTCCGATTGCTAATCTCGCTGGTTCTTGGATGGAATCTAAGGTTGAGCAAACTAAAGCTAAAGGCGCGGTCGCTAAAGCTCGCGCTGAAGCAGAAGCACAGGTTATGGTTACAGCCGCGACGCATGAAGCTGGCTGGGAAAAAATTATGGCTCAAGCTTCTGACAACAGTTGGAAAGATGAGGCATGGACAATTTTGTTTATTATTATAATAGCAATGTGTTTTATTCCTTTTACTCAACCGTATGTTGAGGATGGGTTTACTGCTCTTTCTAACACGCCTGAATGGTTTCAATGGGCGATGTACGCTTCAATAGGTGCATCATTTGGCATTCGAGGATTAAAAGGATTTAAAAAATGAGCTTATATGAAAATATCCACAAAAGAAGAAAAAGTGGAAAACCTATGAGAAAACCCGGACAAAAAGGCGCACCGAGTGCTGCTGATTTTAAAGCAGCAGCCAGAACCGCTAGGAAACGTGGTGGTAGTGCGAAAAAAGGTAGAAAATGAATAAAGATAGATTACGCGAAGAAATCGCAGAAGATGAGGGATGTAAGTACGAAATCTACTTAGATCATCTCGGGTTACCGACTTGTGGTATAGGTCACCTTATCACAGAAGATGATGAAGAGCATAATAAACCAGTCGGAACTACTGTTGAGCAAGAGCGAGTAAAAAAATTATTTGCGCTAGATATGTTGGTAACAATTGACGAATGCAAAGTATTGTACCCAGACTTTGATAATTTGCCTGAGGAGTGCCAACACATCATTGCAAATATGATGTTCAATATGGGTAGACCTAGGCTCAGTAAATTTAAAGGCATGAAAGCTGGTGTAGATACTAGGGATTGGGATAAAGCCGCTGACGAAATGGTAGATTCAAAGTGGTATACCCAAGTTCCTAACAGAGCTAGAAGACTCGTAGATAGGATGAGGGCATTAGCTGAAAATGAATGACCTTTACATTTATGAGAATATGCTTAAGATGATTCGCGAACGGTCAGAGTCAGTCAGAGAAACTATTTTATACGGTGCTGTGGCTGACTATACCGCTTTCAAGGAGCTCCGAGCAAAACTCGGAGAGCTTGCACAAACTGAACAGGATTTAAAAACCCTGCTAGATAAGGTATCAGGAGCAAATGAGTAAAACATTATATGTCCCCGAATACATCGCAAAACAAAAAGAACAACTGAAACAAGAACCACCTCCGAAAAAGACAGAAGTAGAAGCACCCGCTTTAGAAAAATTACCCAAACCTACGGGATGGCGTATTTTGCTCTTGCCGTTTAAAGGTAAGAAACAAACTGAGGGTGGTATTCTTTTACCAGATCAAGCTATTGAGCGCGAGGCTTTGGCTACTGTTTGTGGCTATGTTCTTAAAGTTGGTCCTCTAGCGTATAAAGACCCTGAAAAATTTGGTGATTCCACAGACCCTACTAAAAATTGGAAGCCTTGGTGTAAAGAAGGCGACTGGGTAATTTTTGGTAGATATGCTGGCAGTCGTTTCAAAATAGAGGGTGGAGAAGTTCGTCTATTAAATGACGATGAAATTTTAGCTACTATCAACGACCCAGAAGATATTCTGCACATTTAACATGGAGTGATTCATGCCTGAAGAAAAACAAAAAGAGCTTTTTGAAGAAGAAGCCAACCTAGAAGTAGAAGTTGAAGAAGAAAAAGATGAGTCCCCTCAACAAACAGAAGAGGTGGCAGAAGAAACTGATAAAGAGCCAGAAAACACTGATGAGCTTGAAAACTACAGCGAAGGTGTCCAAAAACGTATTAGTAAATTGACAGCAAAAATGCGTGAGGCAGAAAGAAGAGAAAAAGCTGCTACAGAGTACGCACAAGCTGTTCAAAAACAACTACAAGAATCAAACCAACGGTCAGCTACATTAGATGATGCTTTTGCTTCAGAGTTTGAAAACAGGGTTTCTTTTCAGGAAGAATCACTACGAAACAATCTTAAAGAGGCCATAGATCGTGGAGATGTTGATAAGCAGGTAGAAGCGCAAACTGCTCTGGCTAAATTAGCGCAAGATAACCAGAGGCTTGCTTACGTTAAAAGTCAAAGGGAAACACAAGCTCAACAATTAGCTCAGATACAATCTCAGCAACAAGCTCAACCCCAAACACAAGCTCCGGTTCAACCCGATCCAAAAGCACAGGCATGGGCAGAGCAAAATGAGTGGTTTGGAACTGATGAGCCTATGACTTTAACTGCGTTTAGTATACACAAAAAACTTGTAGAAGAGGAAGGTTTTGACCCACAGGGTGATGAGTACTACCAAGAGCTGGATAATCGAATTAGAAAAGATTTCCCTCATAAGTTTGGTGAAAAAACTGTGAAAAGTTCTGGTCCTGCTGTTGCAAGTGCTAACAGGAGTACAAAACCTTCTAATAAAAAATCTGTTAAACTTACTCAATCTCAAGTTGCAATCGCTCGCAAACTTGGTATAAGTAATGAACAATATGCGAAGCAACTGCTTCTGCTACAAAATTCGTGAGGAAGTCAATATGACCGATAGAAGCCCACGCACTGCCCAAACTCGGGAAACTACTAGCCGCGCTAAACCGTGGCGACCACCGTCTCAATTAGACGCTCCAGATCCTCCAGAGGGATTTGTTCATCGATGGATCCGTGAATCAGTCATGGGTGTTGATGATAAGAAAAACCTGTCTGCTCGCCTACGCGAAGGCTTTGATTTAGTTCGCGCTGAAGAGTACCCAGACTTTGAAGCCCCTACAGTCCAAGATGGTAAACATGCTGGAGTGATTGGGGTAGGGGGTTTGGTTCTCGCAAGGTTCCCCATAGAGACTAGAGAACAGCGTAATCAACACTTTCGTGATGCTACGAGAGATCAGATGACCGCTGTCGACAATGATCTTATGAGGGAGCAACATCCTTCAATGCCGATCAGTAAACCTGAGCGGCAATCTCGTGTAACTTTCGGTAATAACAATACCGAATAATTGTTAGGAGACTAAAATCATGGCAAATACTGATTCGCCTTTTGGTTTGCGTCCTCATAACAAACTAGGCCAAGCCCCTAATTCCATGGGTTTGACGCCTTACAAAGTGCAGATTGCGGGAGTAGCAGGTTCATCATCAGCGATCCATCAAGGTGATATGGTGATTCCTCTTACTAACGGTCTCGTGGATGTAAGTGCGGCAGACGGTGGTTCGGTGGCAATCCTAGGTGTTATGGCAGGGTGTGAGTATACCGCACTTGATGGTACGCCAACTTTCGACAATAAATATCCTGGAACGGCTTCTTTGAAGTCAGGCACAGAAGCAACTGTGTTCGTATACGATGATCCTCATCAAGTATACGAGTGTCAAGCTGATGCAAGTCTAACTAATCTTGCAACTGCAACTGCTTTGATTCACTCAAATGCAGAAGGCACTGGCTTTGGTTCTGAAACTGCAAACGGCATTTCCGCAGGAGAAATTTCTGTGGCTACTGCTGGTGCAACTACAGCTACGGATAACTTCCGTATTGTGGGAATCAAAGACGTCGAGGGAATTGATTACGCTTCAGCAGGAGTTGTACTTCTAGTGAAGCTAAATCTACCATTCCATACTGCAACCACTGGTCTATAAGGAGTAATTAGATATGGCTATTGCAAGATCCCAACTCCTTAAAGAACTAGAGCCTGGACTAAACGCTCTGTTTGGTATGGAGTACGACCGTTACGACAACCAGCAT